AGGTGAATTAACATCGGAGCATTTCGTAGCGGGCAATGGTATATTTGTCAATAGTTTAACTATCGACACCAGCTACACAATCGCTGCAGGTACGTCCGGTATGTCGGCAGGCCCGATAACAGTGGCTAGCGGCACCACGGTGACAGTTGCCAGCGGCTCACGATGGGTGGTGGTGTGAACGCGGTTGAGATATTTAATCCTGACAGCACGGCGGTGGTTACGCCGGAGTTGATGCGGCAGAAAGTCGTGGCGCTGCAGGATGAATTGCTGCAACTGCCGCAGGCTGATATTGTGACAACACACACGTTTTTGCCGGGTGTGTACGAGCGAAAGATTACGATACCGCCGTGGACTGTATTGACGGGCGCAGCGCACAAGACGAACTACCGCGTGCGGTTGGAGAAAGGCACGATTGCAGTAAACCGTGAAACTGAAGTGGTGGTGCTAACCGCCCCTTGCGAGTTTGACGCTAAAGCAGGTGAGCAGCGAGCTGGGCGGGTGTTTGAAGATGAAGTTGTCTGGGTGGACGTGTACGACAACCCTGACGATTGCCAAGACTTGGCCGTACTAGAAGACAGGCTGTACGTAGTGCCGGAGTGCGGGTTAGGCGACACACGCAGACGGTTGGCGATCGAATCGGCTCGCGCAGACTACCAGTTGTTTTTAGAGCAGTTAGGGGTGGATCAACCCACAATGGATGCGATAGTGACCATTGAAAGCGATCTGATTGATATGCCGGAAGGGCACGATGTGGAGTTGAAAGAGTCGCCAGTGCATGGTATCGGCATGTTTGCTACGCGGTACTTTTTTGCAGGTGAAGTTATTTGCCCTGGTCGGTTGGATGGCAAGCGCACCCCAGCTGGGCGCTACATCAACCACTCGCACGATGCAAATGTAATGCCGTACAAGTTTGGTGACGATTTATATGTAATTGCCTTAAAGGATGTGGGCGTTGGCAGTGAACTTTTAATTAACTACCGCGACGCTGTAGGCACAAATTTTGGCTTTTACTTATCTGGAGAAACACTATGTCAGGATTTATAGCAGGTAGCGTAATTAGTGGCGGCGCGTCTTACGCCGGCGCTAGAGAACAAGCTAAAGCTGCCGACCGCGCGACTGAAGCACAGGAGCGCATGTTCAAACGTCAAATTGAACTGCAAGAACCTTTCCGCCAAGCAGGCGTCAATGCACTGCCTGAGTTGATTGAAGCCTCCCGTTACACGCCGTTTGGCATGGAACAATTCCAAGCCGACCCCGGCTACGGTTTCCGTCTTAAAGAAGGGTTGCGCGCGCTAGAGAATAGCGCAGCGCAGCGAGGGGGTTTGTTGTCCGGCAACACTATGCGCGGCTTAACGCGCTACGGCCAAGAACTAGGATCCCAGGAATTTACTAACGCATTTAATCGCTATCAGTCTGAACGGGCTGCTCGCTTAAACCCACTTCAATCTTTGGCAGGCATGGGGCAAACTAATGCGGCGACTATGGCACAGCAAGCAGGTCAGTATGGTCAAAGCATGGCTGAAAATGCTTTGATGCGAGGTAATATGCGTGCGTCTGGGTATGCAAACGTAGCCAACGCACTAACAGGCGGTTTGAGCGGGTACTTAAACCGGCAACAGACTAAAGACTGGATGGATCGCGTGCTTCCACCAAAAACACCCGCTGCTCAAACGCCTTATACAGATACGTTTATGTTTCAAAATGATGTGAGTGATTTTGAAGGTATTCCGGGCATGGGAGGGGATTAAATTATGGCCGGTATTGACTACAACATCTTAGGGCAAATTAAGCCGTTTCAGCTTGAATCGCCCATGAACGCTATGACGCAAGCGTTGCAGTTGCGCGGGCTGCAAGACACGCTACAACTTAATGCGTTGAAAGCGCAAGAGTATCAACAGCAGCAGCAAGAGAAGAACGCGCTTGCTCAGTTAATGGCGGACACCACAATACCTTACGGGTCTGACGCATTTTTTAGAAAGCTTGCGACCATATCCCCGCGCTCCTACGAAAGTATTGCTAGTGGCGTAGAAAAGCGCCAAACCGCAGAGGCGCAACAGCAGCTTGCACTTTCAACAAAACAACAACGCGAACAAGCTATACAAGACGCCGCAAGAAAATCTAAGGAAGATAGACGCGGTAACGCATTTCGCTACATTGCTAACGCACAAGATTTTGGCCAAGCAGCTAGTTTAGTTGAACGGTTTGTACGAAATGGCGATATCAGCCGTGAAGAAGCAGACGATATGTTAGCGCCGCTGTATGCTTCGGGGCAGCCTGACATGAATCAGTTTAGAGCTAACGTTCTGACCGGCCTGTTGCCTGCAGAAAAAGTTTTTGAAGAGCAACGCGCCAGCGAAAAACAAGCGCAAGAAAGGGTTAAATTTGAGTCTGAAAATTTAGATAGAAATTTAGCTAGGTTTAATGCAGTGTACAACCCGGCTTTAATTTCAACTACGGATAAAACAGTGGGCGCCGCGCAAATTACGCAGCGGTTAAAAGCGTTATATAAGCATCCCGTATTAGGAAAAGAAGCGGCAGCATTTATGCCTGAAGAAGAGGCCATAAAGCAACATATTGAGAACTACAACCAAAACGCGGAAAACTACATCGCTACGATGATGAACATGTCGGGCAAAGACATACTAGAAGCCCGCCAAAAATCACAAGAGCGTACTGAGCAACAGATGGAAGAGGCGTATCAAGAACACGTCGATGAATCAGCAGCAACCAATAAATATCCAATGTCAAAATCGGAGTTCCGCGCTGATTACTTGGCTAAATTGAGATCACCCGTTGCTGCACTTGCACCTGCACCTGCTGCTGAAGCACCTGCTGCTGAAGCACCTGCTGCTGAAGCACCTGCGGTTGCTGCACCTGCGGTTGCTGCACCTGCTGCTGAAGCACCTGCTGCTGCGCCTGAAGCTGCAACGGAAGGTTCACTACCGGCTAAAGAAGTTGCATACGGCCTTCCCGGCGTAGATCGTCGAGTGGCAAGTCTGCTTATAGCACAAGGTAAACAAGGCAGAATTAAACTTGCAGAAATGTTGCAAACCGAAAACAGTCCGGCGAATGTTGCCAAGAGAAAATTGGATAGCGATCGACTGTTAGCTGATATTGAGCACAGACGTGCAATGGAAGACATTGCACGGCGCAGCGAAAATCGTCAACAAGACGAAGCAAAAGAACGGCAGCGCCACGCTAGAGTTATGGAAGGTATAGCAAGAAATAGCTACTTCTTGCAAGCGGACAAAGTAAATCAAGTTGCCACGACGCAAGTTGACGATAACGGCAACGTGACGCTTTTTAACGGAAGAGGCCAAGAAATACGCAGAATACCTAACGTTGGTAAGCGTAGCCCGAGCGTAATTAAAGCCGAACAGGCAAGGGCAGAAGGTTTGCGCACTATTGAGTCTTTGATTCCTGATGTAGAGGAGATGATTAAAAAAGGCGGACTGATTGACCAATCCACCGGCAGTGGCGTAGGTCGATTGGCGGATGTTGGCGCAGAATTTTTTGGTTATGCTACTGAAGGCTCTATCGCTTCAAGTAGGCTGGAGCCTATCGCGGCCATGATTACCATGACCGTACCGCGTTTTGAAGGCCCGCAATCTGAAGCCGACCGTAAGTTTTATGAGCGTGCTGCAGGTGATTTAGCAAACCCACGATTGCCCGCAGATAAACGTAAAGCCGCTGGCGAAATTGTTTTGAAGTTTATGAAACAACGTAAAGGTCAGTTTATTTTGAAAGGCTCGGAACTTGACGCAAGCGGCGGAGGTAGCGTTGAACCCCCAGCAGGTTTTGTACGGGATAAATAATAATGGCTATTGAAACTGCGACTAACCCTAAAACTGGCGAACGAGCTGCGTTAGTTGATGGTAAGTGGCTGCCTATTGAAGATACGGCTACGAACGCAGAAGGCAAAAAAGCTTACCGTATCGGCGGCAAATGGATGCTTGACGAGCCGCCGCCAGCCGCACCCGAACCAGCTCCGGCGGTTAGCGAAGTACCTGCACCCCGCGCTCGTCCGCCGTGGGCTAAAGAAAACCCTATGGCTTACGATGTTCTTAGCCAATTGCGCCAAGCAGTAGGGCCAACAGTAGAAGTTACTGGCGCAATGATGGGCGGTATAGCAGGCGCGCCGTTTGGGCCGCCTGGTCTGGTGGGTGGGTCGGCGTTAGGTTACGGCACCGCGTCGGGGTTACTGCGTCAAGCAGACATCGCGCTAGGTAATGTACCTGAGATGACCCCGTTAGAAGGCATCAGCGCGGGCGCCCGCGACTTGTTGATGGGCGCTATTTATGAGTCAGGCGGTCAAGTCGCCGCACCTATAGTTAACAAAGCCTTGCAGATGGGCGGGCGTGGGATTGGTTGGCTATATGACACTTTGTCGGGTCAGATTGGCCAACAAAAAGCCGCCAAAATTCTGCGCGATTCGTTGGGTGTAGATGTGGCTGCGGCGCGTACTTTAGCGCGCCAAGGAGGCAGCGAATTAACTGCCGCGCAGTCAATTGCAAATTTGGCCTCACCTACAACACAAGCTTTATTAGCTAAATACGCTAAGCGCGACCCTCGTTTTCAGTTGATAACGGAAGATTTAGAAGAAGCCGCGCGCATTAACCAACTTGCTGAGCAGGCAGGCGGGGCTACGCAAGCCCAAGCCAAAACCGCGCAAAAAGAAGCAAAAAACGCGTTGCGCGAGCGATTACTCCCCGAGCTTGAACAAGCTATGTACAACGCTAATTTAGGGGGTACTTTAGAACCGCAGTTACGGGCGCAAGCCGAACGCATGGGTACGGTGGCTGCAGCGAAGGCCGATCAAGTACGACGCCTTTCAGCCGTGCCGCCTACGGTTATGGTTGAAGGCAGACCTTATAACCCTAGCGCGCAAATGAGAGAGCCTGTAGTAGGTTTAGTACCTGCGGAGGAAGGAGTTGTACCAGCAGGCACACGTTTACTTGAAAAAGGTCAGCAAAAATCTATAGAGCTTGGTCGTCCAGTTAGCACGGGGCGGTATACCTATGAAGGTGAGTTAGCTAAACGCGCTGATGAGGTAGCAACGCAAGCGGCGGAAGGTTCGCTCGTTTTTGGTGAGGCGTCGCGTTTTGCTACTGCAGCTGCCGATAGCTTAGCTGCGCACGGGTATAAACCGTTGAAAACAGATCAAGTTATTGCAAATATCGACAAAATATTAGCTGATGTTAAGTTAGCACCTGGCGCGCGGGATTTGACGCGGCTGCTAACAATGGCCAGAAACGACATCATAAAATGGACTAACGCGGGGGGTGTTATTGATGCGTGGGCGTATGAAACGCTACGTAAAAACTTAGGCGCTAACGCTCGCAAATTAGCACCTAACGATCCTACGGCACAAAAAGAATTAGCAGCTAAAGTTACTGCAAGTGTTGGGCCAATGATTAGAAAAGCGATTGAGGATGCGGGTGGTACCGGTTATGGTGCATATCTAGATGCTTATTCTGCGGGCTTAAAATCTGTTAGTGAAAAAAAACTGTCCGCTAAAGCTTTACAGCTATACCAAACCGACCCTTCAACTTTTGTAAAATTGGTCGAGGGCAACGATACCAAGACGATAGAAAAAATATTTGGCTCTGGCAGCTACGATGTAGCTAAAGAAATGAGCAGCGCTGCTATGTCAAAACTTACTAAGTTAGCTGACGAAGTTAAACGCGATAAACGTATACTGAAACAAGTTCAGCTGGGGCACGACGCATTGGTTGAGTTGTTAGAAGCTAATCAATCTCGTTTTCGCTTTCCTAATTTTGCATTTAGCCGCACGACTACAGCAGGTAACACTATGCTTGATGAATTGTCACGTCGGCTAGGTAAAAAGGTAATGGATAGATTGACCGAAGCGTCTAAATCTGGCAAGAATATGGCTCAGTTAATAGACACGTTACCTGCGGCTGAACGCAATACTGTACTGCGGGTTCTTAGCAACCCGCAAGAATGGGCCGTGATACCGAAAGAAGGGCGCGGGGCTGCGGTCAACGTGTTAGCGCCAGAAAACCGAAACAAATTGAGGAATTAAATGGCATCCTTAACCCCAACACCCAAGCAGCAGTTCTTCGATGCCAACGGTAACCCGCTGGTAGCTGGTAAGGTCTACACCTACGCCGGCGGCACGACGACACCGATTGCGACCTACACGGATCAGACGGGCGCAACTGCTAACGCCAACCCGATCATCCTTGACTCGCGTGGCATGGCCAACATCTGGCTGCAGCCAACAATCGCGTACAAGTTCGTCGTCACGGACGAGAACGACGTAACGCAATACACCACGGACAATATCCTGGTGCCTGTGGACAACCTGTCGTTCGGCTCGCCGCCTCCGATCGGTGACGTGTCGCCCAACACTGGCGCATTCACCACCTTGTCAGCCACGCAAGATGTGACCTTCTCCGGCTTTGGCTACGTCCAGATGCCTGTGGGCGCTACGACCGACCGGCCTGCTGTGCCAGCGGAAGGTATGTTCCGCTACAACAGCACGCTAGACGTCTTTGAGGGTTTTAGCAATAACCAGTGGGGCCAGGTGGGCGGGGCTGCGGGCGCCACGGGCGGCGGTAACGACGAAGTGTTTGTTGAAAACGACCAGACCGTCACGGTTAGCTATACAATCCCATCCACCAAGAATGCCATGACGACCGGCCCAATCACGCTGGGTGCTGGCTTTGTGGGTGAAGGTAGTATCGCAGGCACAACGCTGACGATTGCCACTGCCACGTCAGGCGTGGTGGGCGTGGGGTCGGTGATTGTTGGCTCCGGCATTACCACAGGCACGGTCATCACGGCGTTAGACACAGGCACGGGCGGTATTGGTACCTACACGGTGTCACCTTCGCAGTCAGTGTCGTTTACTGCGATCACCGCGCCGGTGGTGGTCACCGTCTCTACTGGCTCACGCTGGGTTGTAATTTAAGGAGTAATCATGGCATCTTTAGTTCTTGCAGGCGACACCAGCGGATCGATTACGGTATCAGCCCCGGCAGTCGCAGGGTCGAATACGCAAACGTTGGTGGCGACCACGGGTACGTTGGCGCCTGTGGTGTCGGGTACGGCTGTTACTACCACCGGTGGAACTAGCATTGACTTCACTAGTATTCCGTCTTGGGTAAAACGTATTACGGTGATGTTTAATGGTCTAAGTCTTAACAGCACATCTACCCTTCGGTTTAGGTTGGGCACTAGTGGTGCAGTTGAAACTTCAGGGTATGTAGGTACAGCCATCAATGCAGCATCGTCACCTACAGTGCAATCGTTTACCGCAGGTTTTGATATGTATGGCGCAATGACTGCTGCAACGGCTGCGTATGGCGCGATAACATTTTCACTGATAGGAAGTAATGCGTGGGTTGCAAACGGAATCATAGCCACATCGTTAGTGGGCGCGAATTCAATTTCCGGCACAAAAACACTTGCTGGTACGCTAGATATGGTTCGGATTACAACGGTTAGCGGTACAGACACCTTCGACGCCAACGGCGGCGTTAACATCCTTTACGAGTAAGAGGTCATCATGCACAGAATCGTTGTGAACGTACAAACAGGCGAAGTGACACAGGTCGAGCTGACTGCGGAAGAGATCGCAGCGATTGAGGCTGCCCAAGCGCCTGTCGAGCCACCGGCTGAACCCTCTGCGGAGCAATAATTATGGCTGTTACTCTGAATGCATCCACCTCAACGGGCTATATCCAGACCGCTGACACCAGCGGCGATCTAGCCCTTCAAAGCAATGGCACAACGCAGTTTAACGTCACGTCCACCGGCGCGTATGGACAACTGAAGTCGGGTACTACGGTTACTGCTTCTGGTACGAGTGTTGACTTTACTAGTTTGCCTTCGTGGGTAAAACGCATCACTATTATGTTTGCAGGATTAAGTACAAACGGAACGTCTGACTACATGGTGCAACTTGGCGACTTAGGTGGTTTTGAAACCACGGGTTATCTTGGGTCTGTCTCAACAGTGGGTGCGAGTACAGCTACCTATACGGCGTTTACCACTGGATTGGGGCTCGTAGAAAACATATCGGCAGCAGCTAACGTATATCACGGTCTTATGACTATAAGTTTGCAAGGGTCAAATTTATGGGTTTCTGGCGTAAGTTTTGGTGGTTCTAGGTCGGGGATGGGTGGCAGCAGCAAAACTCTTTCTGACACGCTAGATCGGGTTCGTATTACTACCGTTGGCGGGGTTAATACCTTCGACGCTGGAACAATTAACATTCTTTACGAGGGCTGATTATGGCAGTCATCATTAACGGCACTACCGGAATTACTTCGCCAGAGCCTTTCGTTCTGCAGTCGGGATCATTATCTTCGCCCGCTGTTGCTGGGCAAACGGAATACGACGGCAAAGTGTTTTACCAAACGCCGCAAGGCACACAGCGTGGTGTAGTACCCGGCGCGCAGTTCTTTCGTTTAGATTCATCTTTGGCGGGTGCTAACGTCAATACAGCGCAAAGTGTGTTTGGCGTAGGTGTTACGTTGTCATCAAGTACAGTATACGCATTTGAAGCAACCTATGTTTTTACAAAATCTGCCGGCACTACTTCGCATACGTTTTCCATAGGGTTTGGTGGGGCTGCTACGATTAACAATATAGGTTATGAAGCCTTATACGCATATTCTGCAACGACACTTACTCCTGGTAACGGTTCAGCTAACTCAATGTTAAGTTATATCGCTACCGCATCGTCAACTCAACTTAATAGCGGTATAACATCTGCGGCTGTTTATCAGCAAATCGTAATAAAAGGTATAGTGTCGGTTAACTCTGGCGGTACATTTATCCCGCAGTACACGTTGTCGGCTGCACCGGGCGGCGCATATACAACACAAGCAAATTGCTACTTCATGATTTACCCTATCGGCGCATCAGGCGCTAACGTCAACGTAGGTACGTGGGCATAACATGGACTCGCAAGTGCTTTTCAATATCGCGGTTGCGATCGCTGGGTTCTTCGGCGGCTGGGTGTTGAACAATATCCACCGCTCGATCGACCGGCTGGACACGGACGTGCGTGCCATGCCGCACACGTATGTGACGCGTGAAGACTACAAGGACGACATGCGCGACGTCAAAGAGATGCTGTCTAAAATTTTTGAGAAGCTCGACCACAAGCAGGACAAATAAGGAGGTGTTATGAAGACGTTTATCTTAGCCCGTGCTAAAGAGCCATCTACTTGGCGTGGTCTGTTCCTGTTTTTGGCCGCTGCCGGTGTGCCCATCGCGCCTCAGATGGCTGACGCTATCATCGCTACAGGGTTGGCTGTCGCTGGTCTGATTGGGGTTGTGACGCCTGACAAGAAATGAAGGACAACTTCCGCCAGGCGCTGCAGGCAGTTCTGCAGCATGAGGGTGGGTTCGTTCACCACAAACTTGACCCAGGCGGCATGACCAACTTGGGTGTCACTAAACGGGTCTGGGAAGAATGGGTCGGTCATCCTGTTGGCGAAAAAGAGATGCGCGCGTTGACCCCAGTGACGGTAGCGCGGCTGTACAAGCGCAAGTACTGGGATGCGGTCAAGGCCGACGAGCTGCCAACCGGCCTCGACTATCTGATGTTCGACTTTGCGGTCAACGCTGGCCCTGGCCGTGCCATCCGAACCCTGCAAAAAGCGATTGGAACGAACCCTGATGGCGTCATCGGCCCCAAGACCATGCAGGCGATAAAGACCGCCAATCAGAAAGACTTGATTGCCAAGTTCAGCATGGAGAAGGAGCTGTTCTACAAGGCGCTCCCAACGTTCGCAACCTTCGGCAAAGGCTGGCTGCGCCGGGTAGCAGAGGCTAAGTCACATGCGGTGACGATGCTGGCGTAACTGCCGGCAAACCTCACGGTCGCGCGCCGACATGTCGGGGGATATTTCGGCCACCACGCAATCAGATGGCGTGGGGCGCGAGTGGTCGGCAGGCACAAAGAAGGCCAGAAAGCCAATGGTCGCCACCACAATGGCCGCGTAATAGACGAGGGCAAGCTCCTTCATACGCTCAACAGCCTGCCCAAGAACTTCACCACGGGCGACTCGTACCGTATGGGCACGCCCAGCATGATGTCCTGAACAAACCGCTCCTCTGGCGTAGAGTCGCGCTGATACAACTGCGGCGTGTAGTGCGCGCCGATCTTGGGTGGTTCTTCCTTGATAAAGTAGCCATCACGTAACATCGTCTTTCCTCCTGTCTTCATTTGCACGGCGGGCGTCAACGCCTTTCTTTTTTATCAACGCCGCCTCGTCCTTAGTATAAATCGATTTTCCCACCATCACGTTGCCTGCAACCCACACCTCTGCTGAGTAGGCATTGTTCTTGCATGATGGACACCTGCGTTGCCGCCGTATGCCGCCTGGCTGCTGGGTGGTGTTGACTACATGGGTCTTGCTGCCGCACTGCATACACTTCATGGACGTACCGCCTTCGCCATGATCTCCAGCCGTTCACGGGCGTCACGCAGCGCGCAGTAGCGCTGATGCAGGCGCTGCAGGTGGGAGCTGCGGCGCTCATGCAGCGTCTCATGCGTCAGTAGGGCGAACACCTCGTCTTCTGACAATGACGGCAACTGGTCATTCAGTGCGCGCCAACTTTGCTTTTTCATCTTCTATCCTTTGTTCAATTTCAGTCACCTTCTCGACAGCCCGCTCAAAGGCTCGCGCCATTTGGTTCAATTCTTTCTGGCGTATGCGCTCCTCTGCACGGGCGGCAGGCAGCTTCGCCTTCCAATAATCAAGTCTTTTCACGTTGTTCGGCCTCCAGTTCGCGCAGATCGTTGGCCACATCTGAGACGCCGTGCCAATCGGATCTAGCGATCATGACATGCAGGTAGTCAATCAGAATCTCACGCTGGGTTTCGTACTTGGTAAAGTCAGTCATTTGGTGTCCTCTTTCATTTTGGTAAATTTTGCCATCGGAATGATACGTTTGCTGCCGTCCAACATTTCAATATGCACAAAGCCCTGCGAGCCCGCCCAGCAGCCGTAGTAGGCACGCTGCAGCCCGTCGATGTCGAAGGCCATCTTCATGCCGTGGCACCAGCTGGGGCGCTCTTGGGTTAACACCGTCTGCACACTGATGTCGTTTGTGTACGTCAGGTAGTCGGGCGGGGCAGCGATTGCAGGCGCTGCCAGTAATAAAAGTAGGTATCTCATCACTCCCCCTTCACTCTCAGGTTTTTATCCACTGTCGCGTCAATGCAAGTGCCTTCTAACTGCGTAATCTCACCACCGCTTACTGCGGCTCTATCACGCATCTTCTGCTTTTGCTGACGCACCTCTTCCTTGCACACCTCTTCGTTAGTGAAGAAGTCTCTTTTCTGCATGAACTCACAATGAGCGTTAATGCAAACCCATAACACCGGGATAAAAATAGTCATTTCAATGCCTCCATCGCTATGTCGGAAATCGCTCGTTTGTCGTGCAGGGCTGCCCAGATCTTTTCGTCAACTGTCTTCTCGGCGAGTAGGATATAGACCCAGACGTCGTGCAGTTGCCCGGAACGGTGCAGCCGTCCAACGGTTTGTTCGTACAGCTCCAGGCTCCACGGCAACGACAAAAATACCATGTGGCTTCCCCCGTGCTGTAGATTAAGTCCATGTCCCGCTGACTTAGGATGGACGGCAAGAAGTTCGATTTGTCCGGCATTCCATCGCTCAATGGCCCGGTCGTCGTCGAGGGTGGCAAGCCTTGGATAGCGGCGACGAAGTTCTGCCACCTCTTCCTGAAACTGGTAAACAATAAGGGTATTCGCATGTTGGTTTTCCTCCAGTAAATCGTCCAATCGGTCAAACTTGTGACTGCTAAACCACACCGCTGTCTTGCTCGTAGTGAACTGACCCGGCGTATCACTGGCCACGCGGCTGCTGTCGTACACAAAGCCAGACGCCATCTGTTGCAACTTTGATGTAACGGCTGCAGCGTTGGCGGCTAGTATTTCGGCGGTCGGAAACTGCACCACAAAGTCTTTCTTCATCTTTTCATACGGCTGCCGGTCGTCCAGCTGACTGCGCAGCTCGACCACATGGCAGGGCGGCAGCTTGTCTTTGTATTCGCCAGGCTCTAGTACGAAGGTGGCCGGTTTGATCTTCTCCATGACCAGCTGCAGGGCGCCTGGGCGTGGTGCCCACTGACCAAAGTCGCGGTTCATACATACAAAGTATTGCTGCAAGAAGGCGCCCTTAGCCCGCCCCAGCAGTTTCTCGTCAATGATCTTGCACTGGCCGAAAACGTCTTCCAGACCGTTACTGGTGAATGAGCCGGTCAGACCCCAGCGAATTTTGAACTGGTCGATGATCTTGTGCAGCGCTTTGAAGCGTGTGCCGGAGGGGTTCTTGAGTTTGGTCAGCTCGTCGAACACGATTGCATCGAAGTCGGACAAGTCCTGCTCGGCCAGCCACTGGATGTTGTCGTAGTTAGTGACCACTATCGCCACAAACGAGCGTAGTGCTGCCGCTCGGTCTTTAGGGCTACCCACGGCCACGCGGTGGTCTAACTCTGGCGCCCACTTCATAACTTCAATTGGCCACACGTCCGTGCAGACACGCTTCGGCGCCAAGACAAGGAACCGACTT